TACACCTCTAAGGAATGACGCAACAAACTTAGTATTCTCTGCTGCGGAGTGTGACTTCTTAGTTCCTGTTTTTAATTCTTTTGATAATGTCATAGATCTAAATCTAATTCTAATTGGGTGTCAGTCCTAATGCGTGACTTGACATATATTAAATCCTTCCAGTCTTTCTGATAACATAACAGTAATGTATGTATCATCTTATGTCGATCATTCTTAGCATGCTCACAATAGGGTTTAGGTTTAACACTTGTCTCTATTGTAATATATTGGGGAGATGTGGGGAATCCCTTTTTCACAATGGGTGGAGTACCTACAAAGTAAACCCATCCCTCATCTTTACCATACTCACCTCTGTCCCAAATAACATAGTCATCGACTTTAGGTATATAAGGTTCACTCATAGATCCTCAAGAGTTAAGTCGTTTATGAATAACCAGTCTTCTGGTTCACTCTCATCTACAACAAACTCTTGGTGGATAGCACTTGAGTCTTCTATACGATCCTCTAAAACAGCAACAGTTACACATGTCATGTAATGTTGCTCCACATTCTCTATACATTTTTCATGTAAGAGATCAATCTTCTTCATACCATTCCCCCAAGATAATGTTGATCATATTATCTATGTCATAAAGGATGACACGATACCTACCTCTTCCGTCTCATCAACCTTGAGACGTACTGCACTTTTAACTTTAGGCATTAAATTATTTAAATGGACATCATTATATCCATCATCTAACTCTCTACACAGATCAAAACATTCTTGATCATCTTTTGCAACTACATTAATCACACCACCGTATTCTGACTGTGGGAATGGAACCCAATAGTCAACGATGTAAAGATACTTATCCATCATTGGAGTAAAAGAACACAAGTATTCTAAAGTAAAAAACCTCCTCCGTCAAGCGGAGAAGGTGTCGTCATCATCAAGTTGATCTTCGTTGAATGATTCAAATACATCCTCGTTAAGATCATCTTCTTGGTCTTGGATGAGAAGGAGGTCGTCGTTCATGTGAATCCTTTTGGTATACATCTATTATACACCCACTAACCCACATGCACCACCATCTTATGACAGTTTTTAAAGTGACTGTAATATTTGGGATTGCCTGTGAAGTGTGAATATAATATATGTTCTCTCTTCCTAGCATCTATCTCATGTGGTTGGTTATTATAATCATCTCTGTTTATCTCCTCACCATTGTAATGCATCCTGCGATGCTTGCTAGTAAGACGACCACTAACCCATTGATGCACATGTACCAACTCATGCAACAATGTTGTAGTGTAGTTTTGTTTATCCATCCTTGCTTGCAAGGTGATCTTAAATTCTCTAGGTCTTCTGAATCCATCTATAACATCACAGAATCCAAAAGAATCATCATGCACTAATCCACAATGGTGAACATCAATCGCTATCTTATGCCTTGGCATATACTCAGCACAAAACCACTGAAGGATGTCAGTACAAAGACGTTTGGAGTATCCATAACCTGTTGTGCTGTATATGAGCATTAGAAGAACCTCATCTCAAGTGTAGTAATAGTTGCAAATGCAACACGAACACCCCAATGCATCATCCATACAAATGATGCGATGAAGAGTAACTTCTCCTTAGCAGTCATTTCCCTGCTCATTGACATAACTCCTCAAATCTTTGGTTTGTGATGTCTATTCTATCATCTTCTTCCAAATATGGGAACTCTTCTGTCACCTCATCGAATAGGTTTAAAAGAATCTCCTCATGATGTGATGTGCTCACTTTTTAACCTCCTTTTGTTCAAATAACCATACACAAAACCATAGTATCCCAAAGACCAATGCTATTCCTACAATCCACTTCCAATACATGAATACAAGGAACGCACCAACCCAGAATAGCAATGAAGTAAGACCTTCTATTGCACCCATACCACTACCTCCAGTGTCGTAACTACCTGCTTCTTCAATGTTAATAGTTTGTTGTGAACCATAAACCCTCTCAAATTGTTCTTTAGCACCATTCCAAGTCTTAGCATCAACTTGAAGGTCTTGATAACCTCCTTCATTTCCAAGGAAGCATCTTGCGTTCCATTTAGTCATGATGCATAAACCTCCCATTGTGATTTGTTTACTGATTCTCTGCAACACTGACATGTGAGTGCAGACCAACTAAAGTGATATACTTTAGAAGTTTGAGAGCAATGTGGACAAGTGATCCATTTACCATCTTGTCCTGCTCTTGTGTAACGATTGACTTTAGTCATGCTTAAGGTTACCCTCCTCATCATACCAATCATCTGTCACATTCTCAAGTTCAACAGATTCTTTGATCTTGTTGTATTCTGCTTTTGTGAATGGTGGTTCAAGATTGTTAGTCCAGTCTGGTTCATCAGCAGGATTGTCATAGTACTTTGCAGGTACTATATTCTCAAGTACTTCAAAGATGTCATCAACTTCATTACAAAGTTCTTCATCATCATTGCCTTGAACATATCCTTCAAGGACATAGAGAATAGTACTGATCTGACCCTCAGTGAGAGGACAGTTGAATGTTTGTGGTTTGAAGAGTTTCTTAGGCATGGGGATCGTATTTGCGAAGGATGTAAAGTGCAATGGCAACACCAACTGATGTTGAACCGAGAAGAATTAATACTAATGGCATTGTTTTAACGTAAGTAAAGGTAACCACCTGCCCAATCTGCTCTGTTGTAGCATGCCATACGCTCTTGAATGATACGTAGGTCATATCTTACATGCTTTGCAGGTGCTCTCCAAGATGCAGGTTTATAAACTTCACCTGTATTCTTATCGACAAAAGCATGTACAGAGTTATCTGCAACGATCTTATGGTACTTACGTCCTGTTTGAATCTCAAAGACGTAACGTGAACTATAAGCATTGCGATCATAGTCTGCTTGTAAATGAACGCATAGTTCATTAGTCCACTCAAGAACTCTTTCTTGAATAGTTTTATTCTTCACATCTTCGTACTTGTCGTAAGATGGAGAATCAAATTTAACTGGTGTTAAAGTCATAAGTCAGTTCCCTTGAGTACCTCCTTATTATACACGCAATTCCTATCCTAGTACATACAGAATGTGCAGGTCTTTAAAGTGGCATATTGTTCTTTGGATCTGGATTGAGATAGAATCCTCTCCAGTCAGCAAGTCTTAGACACTCATTCAAATCCCATGTTATCTTTTTATTTGCTGCTGTCTGTGATCGTGGTTTATATACCACACCATCAGTCATTCCAATAAAACAATGAGTCTTACAGTCGTCATCATCAGTCAACTGTAAGACTCTATAATATTTTCTATTATTGTCATCAATAATAAATGATCCTATGTTATAGTTGTTCTCTAATTCTCTCTTCTTAAACTTCTTCTTAACTTCATCCTCTTCCTTATCTGCAATGTACTTCTGTTCAGCAAAATAATTCTCTGTTAATTTAAGGCAGAGGAGTCCTGTCTTTAATAGAACTTCCTCTGGACTGTACTTTCTTGCTGCTAACCTTGCAGCATAATCTTCCTTAATGTCCCCTAACGTCTTAATCCCATCTTCATACAACCGAAGTAGATCATCGTCCATTCACGTTACCAAATGCTATATTATATATTCGTCAAATGTTTAATTGGTTTCTTTTCTACATAATGTCCTTCCATATTGTAAAACAGTTTGTAGTTATCTGTTGTAACATAATGTCCTTTAAGTTCATTACCATCACAATGCCACCCATAACCACGAATACGTTCTTCTATTCCATCAATGCGGAACTTCTTATCTCCTTTTAAATAGGATTCATACGTTTGGTCTAGGGCGATCATTGGTTTACTCCTCGTCGTTAGGGTTAGGGTCGAAGTGAGAACCGAATGAACCACGACTACCGTGTTCACGACTCTCTAGTGTGTCTAGTATACCATCAGCATGTTGTATAGTTTCAATCTGAGAGATCATCTTAGCTATTTCTCTACAAATCATTGGTCGTTCATTACGAGCAGCAAATGCTAAAGCATTACGAAGACTGGACTCTGCATCATCTAATGAGTCGGTCACCTGTTCAGATAGTGCCATACGATACAATTATGTTGGTTTAAAGACATATTGTACTGTATATATACAAATTCGTCAACTCTTAACGATTCCTTTATATTATGTGAACCATGTTATGATACTATATCTAGTTCCAGAGAGAATTGGCATTATCTCATGTGGATACATGAAGTTAGCAGGGAAGACCACAGCAGATCCTTTAGAAGGTTTAAGTATTGTATCTCTATTAAAAAATGCGAACTCTCCACCTTCATAATCATCACTCAACATCAATGACATTGCAACTGTTCGTGGACTCTTCGCATAGTTATCTGTATGAATAGTATAAAATCCTCCAGAATGATACCTCAAGAGATCATATCCACTGTCAGTACTGATAGTACACATAGGGAACTCTTCAATATACTTCTGTGCTGCAACTCCTGCTTTAGTAAAAACTATATTATCAATCTCCTTCCTACGATCATAGTTCTTGTTAACTATATCACTGGTTGATATGTGTACTATCTCACAATTCCTAACATGATTCTTCTCTACACCATCACCAACCTTTGCTTGATACCAATCACTACAGTCCTCATACTCTGCTAGTATCTTATCACACTCCTCCTCGGTCAATATATTATCATAAACCTGTATATACTCGTCGAGATTATTCTTCTTCTGTGGTTTATTAAAAGAATCATCAATGATAACATTTGCTGGTTCAATATCTGGGTAATGGTTGAAAGCAATCTTACTGGAATCTGTCACAACCTTACGATCCTTATTAAAATAGAATGTAGCATACTGTCCTCTGCTTCTAACATAATGCATGAACACTTGGGTACATATATTACCTGCAAACTCTTCTCTCCAGTGTGGTGCAGTCATACCAAAGTATATCATAGCATCACCTGGATTTAATTCAACTTCCTTCTTCTCACCTTTAGGTGTCTGTATCCATATTGACCAAGGTATATCACACTCAAGATTAACTGTTAATGATATCTCACACTCTTCCTTATCAACATGTGGTGTTAGAACTGCACCCTTCTCATATATCCTTGCGTAAGTATATGTTGGTAACACAGTCTCACCAACCAATTGAGATACCTGCACATTCTTCTCACATAATAACTCTACAAATGAGATATAATCATATTTACCAACACACTTCTCAACTTGAGGATCATTCTTAATATCAAACTTGTTAGCATAATCCTTAAAGTCAGATGCTAAGGCATCTGCTCTCTCAGTAGATATAAAGTTAGGAACAATCAGATAGTTGTTCTCAGTCAACTTCTCGTTCATTGTATCTCCACATCAATTAAATTGAATGACATGCTAACACGTTCAACATCAACGGTAAATGGATATACACCATGCTTCAAGTTAGCAGGGAATATAAAGAAGTCACCAGTCTTAGGTATAACCTTATGTGATCCAGAATGTAACCATCCACCAGTACCATAAACAAACTCCAACAGTCCTGCTGCTGGCATGTTAGTTTTACCTTGTGACTCTCTAAAACTCTCTTCTATCTCTATTGGTATGTCTATCATTATAACAGCACTCAATGCTCCACCATGCATATGTATGGGATTAAACTCATGCTTATGTTGGAAGTTAATCCAAGGTGCTGCTGGGAAGTCAAATTTAACACCAGTTACACCTTCAGATTTACTAACATCATATTGATCTGGTTCAAGTACATACTCATTATATCTCTCATGACATGCTCTAACATAATTCAAAACATGTGGGTATATGTGTTCCACAAATGTTGCAGGTTCAGATACCATCTTGAATTGTTCTTCCATATTACCTGCAAGAACATGACTCATATTCTCACCTTCTTCTCTTGTAGGATCTAATGAATCCTGTAAAAACTTTAGAAATTCTTCTGAGCATTGCCCATGATATATCATGGGAGCAAAAGGTTGAAGTATCTTATACATCTAATTTTCTAAGTCTAAACGCCAATGCTTTACGCTCACCCTTATCCGTATGGACAACTGGTTGACCGTGGTCATCTAAACTTATATCTGTGATAGTAGTTCTGACGTTTCTAAATTTACCAACGTCAATCTTATCACCCACTTTTAATTCAATAACAAAGGAATCCATAATTCATCTCCGCACTACGGCAGGTACATCGCCGTCATCATCAGGGTCATCTTCATCCTCGTCATCCCAGTCTAACTCTTTTAGTTCTTTAATACGATCCTGTAAGGATTGTGTGAGATCATCACGAGTTTCAGGAGTCGGGAAGTTTACAACCAGTAACTCTTCATCCTTCTCAATCTCTGCTACTTCTGGGTGATTACTAGAACTCAATGGGTTCTCTTGTTTAATCTCCTCATCATTAACATAGACCTTAATAGGTTTATTAATGTCTGCTAGATTCTTCCACATCAGAGCAAATGCTGCACCCGCTAATGCGAATGAAGCAAGTCCAAATAGGGCAAATCCTATGACAGTCATTCTTTGTTCTCTGGTTTTTTCTTTTTGTTGACTCTTTTGATCAGTTTAGCATACTGAACATCCTCCCTAGTATACCAGTTAGGGTGTTTTTTGGCAACTTTGATCAATCTTTTAGCAGTTTTTCTAAAATCTTTCCTCTCTTCATTCGACCTTCCTTCCCTAATTTCGTGGTCTGCCAAACCATCTGCCTCCTTAACATTAACAGCATTTGTCATTATCACTCACCTTAGCATCATCATCTTCAGCAATAAGATTCTCAATCTCTTTAACCACTGGTTCTGGTTCATTCTCGTCTTCAAACATCATCTCTAGGTTGAATTCATCGTCCAGTGTGCTAAGATCAAAGTTCTTAAAGAAGTCGTCTCCTTGTGGTGGTGCTGGTTCTGTTGATACTTCTACCTCACCAGTAACCTCTGGAGATGCAACTACATTCTCAAAATAACTATCATCTATGGCATCATCAAATAATGATTCATCAACTTCACCATCAAAGAGAGTCACCTGTGAATCAGTAGGAACAGATTCAAACATCTGTTTACTATCATTTGCTACCTCTTCAGCAGCATCTTGATTCTCAAAGAATGTATCATGATCTTGTTTCTGTTGTGTTTGAATACGTTCTATTTGTAGTTCATGATCCTTCATCAAGAACTCCATCTGTTGCTTATGCTCCTTCTCATGCATCTCAGTGGTTGACCACATACGTTGCATTTGCATATCATGATCCTTCTCTAAGTCTTTAACATACTCATCATGATTCTTCTGCATACTATCCATCTGCAACTCAAGTTCTGCCATCGCTTCTTCCCATGACACACTCTTCTTCTTCTCTTCCTCTTCTCGTCTCTTCTGTTCGTCTATCTGCTTATTTAATTCTGTTGTATAATGATTAACATACTTCTCAATTTGACACTTTGCAATAGGAGTATTTGGAATAGCACTATCATACTCTACCCAACCCTCACCATCAGGAGTTCCATCATCCTTCCATTGTATTGCCCATAGATGCTCAATGTCTGTAAAGGGCCAATCCTCTGGAGTAAAGAATATACCAGTTCCATCAATCTTAATATAACGATCCTGTTCAATTAATGTAAATTGTTTCATTTTGAACCTCCAAGTTTATGAGTATGGTCATTATCATCATCTACAACCTCAGTAGCATTGATGATCTTTCTTTCTTGCATCATCTGTGCAGCAGCAGATAATACATTTATGTTACTTTCATTTGCCTTCACCATCTCATTCCTAAATGACTCAACAGCAGCACCAGTAGATCTAGATTGTTGTGATGTTTCTATCAATAACATAGGCAACCATGTTACAGCACATCCCCACTCATCCACTGCTTCACCTGTTTGTGGATTAGCACCTCTTATTTGTGTGTACCATGAGCAACCAAGTTGTTTACACTTGTCTTGAATTAATGGACAAAAATCATCTGGTTTTAACTGTGCCATACTATATCAAATCACTATTTAGATACTTCTAATTTAATTTACACATTATAACATCGACATATTGAACTGCCAAGTTAACCTGTGCTGTATATGTTCCTTGAATCTGTACTGATCCACTAAAAGGATGATCATGTGGACCACCACCTGCTCCTTCTAATACTCCACCAGTGTTAGTTGATCCATCAACAATTCTAGCACCAGCATTACTAAATGGTGTAGCATTTGAACCTCCAGTAGGTCCCAATGTGTGAACGTGTTGGTGTTCTGGTAGTTGTGATACTGTCAGAGTATGATCACCAATTACTTTTGGGATACCTGCTGGTGGTACAATATTCTCTGTCTCATTAACTGTTATATCAATGTCTTTAGTACCAGAGAGACCTGTGGTAAAGTTTAACGTACCCGAAGAGAATCCTCCACCTGTTCCAGTCACAACTCTCAGCATTTTATTATTAACAGATGCATCTGTTATCTGAGTCCAACCAGTAGGTGCTGAAGGTTCCCAGAATAACTTCTGTGTGTTAGCAGGATACATCCAATAATATGAATTAATGGAGTTACTAGCATTTGCTATATCAAATTGTATTCCATTCGCAGTTAATCTTGCCATATCAACTAAATGTACAGACTAATACGTCAACATACTGAAGTCTTAAGTCAATCTGTCCTGCTCCATTAGCAGTAAATGTTGCTTGTCCACTAAACGGGTGATCATGTGGTTGTCCTATCTGTCCACTAGGAGACACAACATTACCAGTAGGAGCACTACCAGTAACCCTGAAGTTACTACCACCACCTGAAGCAGAAGCAGCACCACCAGTTAGTGAATTGTGAGTATGATCAGGGATTTGGGAGATTGCTAGAGTAGTACCACCAACATTACCTGTCACAACTGTAGTAGCACTAAACGGAACATTCAATGATGATGTATTGTTTGGAAATACTTGTGAGAAGGTTAAACCTCCCGCTCCAGAAGTACCACCAAATCCAAATCCACCACCAGTACCATTAACAAGTCGTAATGCTTTATCATTATGTGCGTTCTCTTTAACCCATCCAGTCGGAGCTGCTGCTTGGAAAAAAACCATAGCAGCACCCTGCTCTACCACAGCGTATTTTGAATTTAACGAGGTAGAATCACTGAAGGTGACACCCGTCGCTGTAAGAATTGCCGACATTGTATAATGTTATTCCTTTATTCTTTATTTAGCACCTTTTTAGATCCGTCATTTATCCAGAACCCATCTTCTGTCAACTCCCATCCATCATCTTGCATTGCCTTCCAACTACCATACCTCTCCATTGCTTCCTCAGTTAGATTCATCTTGATCCATGCAGGCCAAAGTTCCTCTTCAACTTGGGGCATTTGTAATTCCTTCCTACGTTCTAATGCATACTCACGATACATCTCTTGAGTCCACCCATCATTATAAGGTGAGTTTGCTTGTACTTCAGCATCCATCAACTTATAATCAAATAAGAGTTCTCTCTCTTTATCTGGAGTATCAGTATCCCTGACGTAGACAGTCTTGCCACCGTCAGGGGATTCGTAGATCTTAGACATTAGATCTCCTCATCACAATGCTTCTCTACAATTTCTTGAATAACTTCACTAAATGCATTACGCAATTCATATTGAATGTCATTCTTATCCTTCTTTAACCTACTAACTGTAATAGGTGGAAGTGTAAGGGTAGCAGTGATGTCCCATAGACCAAGTTCTTTGTTCTTGGTAGTATTAATTTCCAGCATTTAAACTTGCCTCCGCATAGTCACGATTGAATAGATCAAGACCTTCTCTAGTCAGTACACTCTTGTACATATTATCAAATGTCTTTGGTGGTAGTGTGAGTACCTGAGCACCATATAACAAGCAACGTGATGCTTGATGTGCTTCTCTAATAGATGCTGCTAAGATTTTAGTAGGCATCTTATGTTCCTTCTTAACTCCACAAATTGCTTTAATTAGTTCTACACCACTAAAACTATTGTCGTTAAGTCTACCTACAAATGGTGATAGGTATGTAGCACCTGCCTTCATTGCTAAACATGCTTGAGCAACAGAGAATACCAATGTTACATTGGTTGGGATACCATTATCACTCAACCTCTTACATGCTTTAAGTCCTTCAACTGTGCATGGTACTTTAATAGTAACAGCAGGTGAGATGGGATAATATGTCTCTGCCTGTGCTATCATATCATCAGCAGTCTCAGCAACTACTTCAGCAGATATACTCTCCATCTGAGGATAGCGTTCTGCAATCTCTCTGATTACTTCTTGTTGAGTACGACCTGACTTAAGTATTAAGGTAGGGTTTGTTGTTACCCCATCAATAAGTCCTGTATCATAACGTGACTCAATCTCTTCTATGTTTGCGGTGTCTAAAAAGAATCTCATTTTTTCTTTTGGTAATGTTGTGGAAGACTGCCTTCCAAAAATCATAGGTATCAAACCTATTCCACGGGATCTTCACAGTGAACAAATCCTACTATTTTAGATTTACGGTCACGATTCCTATAACCAATGTCAGCAACGACATCCATTACATGAAGTATATCCTTGACAGGTGTTCCCTCTGGTAATCTGGTCATAACAAAATCAAATGCAGGGAAGAATTCATCCGCAGCATCCGTAAGTTCTTCCATATTTAGAGGTGCTTTATCCATTGTCAGGTTTAGGTGTGTTCTTATGAAGATTTTCTAGTGCTTTGAGAACTTCTGGAGTCTCTTCCCATTCCCATACATTTGTATGCTTAGGGTTCTTCTTCTCTTGCGTGAAGGTTCGTTTTGCCATAGATTGTTTTCTACTAGTATAGATTATATCATAAGATCAACTGTGCAGCAATATACTCTGCTACATTGTTATAGGTTTCACTTCCAGCATGTGCCATGTCTCTACCATAATCCACCTGTGGTATGTACTCAGCACCTATCTGGTTATCCCTAAAGAGAGTAAAATCAGCATATGATGTATTATGACATAACTGTTGAGCAATCTGTCTGCATAGATGAGAAGTTATCTCACCATGACTCTTATTATATCTCCATGCTAAACCCATACCAGCATCATCCTCCAACCAATTACCACAATGAGTTACTTCATCAGAATAGTATGGTGCTCTACCAGATCCAGACCATCCAATGACCACACCCTTGGGATTATATTGTGCTAATAAACATGAGAGATTGTGTATTGTAAATGTTGGTGAAGATCCAGGTACACCCATGTTAATTACAGGATGTCCTATCTTATCCTCTAATTGATGTGATATAGTTTCATCTTCAGCAACACCAACACCATACACATAGGAACATCCCATTAAAACTATAGATTTTGCCCAATGAATATCATTCCATTCCTTTGTACGATAACCATCGGAGTTAACATGATACTCTACTCTCTTGGTAGCATACTTCCATTCAGGTGTATAGTTCTTCTTAGCACGTTCTTTAGTGTCTTGATCAAACCAATCAATAGTATCAGGTCTATCCTGAATACTAAAGAACTTTATAAATGGATGCTTAAGTTTAAAGAGATTATACTCTCTCGTGTAGTCTCTCATAATAAGTTACAGGTAATGTTGGATCTGGTTTAGTATACACATCACGATTAGCAGGACACATTGAACAAAATGATTCATCTTCTCTATTTAAAAACTCTTGAAGTTCTTCATCAGTACAGTCCACGTCTAATGATTGATACTTTAAGTATGGATTCCACTTATCAGATAAATTATACTTCTTTGCTTGCATTGGTAAGTATGCTAATGCTGGGCACTTCCATAGTTTACCCTCATGCAACTGCATGGCATGCTTTGATATACATACCTCCCAACTCTTCCTAGGATTATTATCCTCGTATGGCATCATTGTATCACCAAATCCCTTGTATTGTCTAACCCACTCCTTATTAGTGAAGTCCCAAAACTCTACCCACACACCAAGATCATGCTTCCATTTCTTAGCAAGTTTATACCCACGCTTAAACTTCTTAATATAATTTGGATGCTCTGTACTATGAATTGATACTGCTAGAGTAGCACCAGTTGCTACAAGCATTTGTGGTAGTCTGGGTTGCAGATGTAATCCTGTTGCATTAGTTATTACATCTATCCCAGTAGTAGGATCAGGGAACATTGCCCTAACCATATAAACAATCTCAGGTAGATCTTTATTTAATGTTGGTTCACCACCAAGTATAGTAAATGTCTTTGGTTTTACTCTCTTACTCCACCCATATAACCACTCTTCACAATCATCCAATGATATATTACCAGTGTGACCATGATTAGAATAATGAGAACATCCCTCACATGTAAAATTACAAGCATGAGTGACGTGTAACTCTAACTGTTCGATGTCATACATGATAATTGAAGTTGATCAATAACCTACGATCTGTATTAGTACATGTAGTACCAGTATGTCTTGTAGTACAAGGGAATCTTACAAATCTATTAGCAACACTCTCAACCTTCGTACCATCCTCAAACAAAGTATAACCATCATTATCATTTATGTAATAGATTGCAGTTATCTCATTATTATTAAAATCTGTATGAAATCCCCAAGTAAATTCTATCAACTCAGGAGTCCTAAGAACACAGTTTGCTTTAATCCTAGCAATAGCAGTCATCTCTTCTTGCTTAATGATAGGTGTGAGCATATTAAATGCTGGACTAATAATACTATGTTGTGCAAAGATCAACTGAGTAAAATGGAAGTGTCCATCATCAATAGTAGTTGTGCCTGGAAAAAATATCCATGCACATGAATTGGCAAGATCACCCTGATCCATTGCACCTGTAAAATAATCATAGATTAACTTATGATCTTCTTCACTTAGATAATCGTCAATAACATCAATCATATGCTTAATTTAATTTTGTTTGCTCCTACACCCATCTCACCTGTAGGTATGTAATTAAATGCTAATGCATATCTATTGACATCATTACCATTTGGTTTAACAGAATGTCTAAGATTAGATGGAAATAAAACTATTATACCATCATCAACATCCATATGATATGTAGTAGCATTAAACGAATTCATCTCCTCGTACTCTAAAGGAAAGAATGTACCAAACCCATGATTCTTATACAAATCACAATGAAAACTAAGAGGAGATGATCCTTCTGGAGCATCCAGATATAATACACCACTAACCATAGAAGTAGCATGGAAATGATCTTGTGTAAAATCCGCACCACTATTCATAACAAACCATGAGTTAAGACACTCTAATCTAATATCATTTTTAATCTTTAATATGTCCTTACAGTAAAAGTCAACATGATAATCTAATGCAGCAAATAGATCAGCATACTTACTCTCTTTGTGTATGTTTTGATTCTGACTTATCCAACCATTATCTGCTGTAGTTCTGATATAATCTTCTTGCTTGGCATTATTCACACACTCCTCTGTTATATCATTACTAATATCATTCTTGTATATAACTGTAGGGAATAATGGAATAACTTCAATCACTAATATACTCCGTCTCTCTCAACATATCCAATGCTTCATCATAACTTGTCTCAAGTAACTGCATACAAATTGCAGTTCTCCTGATTGGTCCCTTCTCTGAAGGTATAAGTGCATGTGGTTTAGATACATTCAATAAGTATGCATCACCTTCATGTGCCATAAACCTACAAGACTTCTTTAGATACTTATCATGAAATATAGCACCATCAGTTTGATTCTTAATCTGAAAAGACTCAACATCATCTCTAGGATGATAGAATTGAGTAAACATCCTATCAGTTCTAATGTAAAAGTTTATGATTGCTTCAATACCACTGTCAGTATGTGCAGGTATCTTATGATTTACTTCCATCAAAGAGAACGTACATCTATCTCTATATCTTGAAGGAATTACCTGCAATAAATCATCCTCTTTAAGTCTTACATATGAATATTTTATCCCAGCAAATCCTATTGGTGTATCCATACCATACTCTATCTTCTTACCAGTTTTGGTAAGTTGATCTACTGTAAATGTACCATGTAATTGTTTAAACATCTGCCTCTAGGTTTTGTAATCCAAGATCTATTAGAATCTCTTCTATTGTACCAGATATAACATCTTTGTAGTAGGGGTCATCCCTAAGTTTATTATACCTTGCTGCTTCATTGATAGTCTCCATAATATCTGGTCTTGTCTTTAACCAGTCCAACTCATCACCAGTTAATTTGGATATATCTCTATCCTTAATCTTGTTAAGAACAGTTATTTGTAGTATCCTCTCATAACTACTGGGCATTTCTCTTTTTGAAGTATTCTAACTTAAGTGGACTAACAAAGTCAACAACAATGACGCATCTATAATAATTCTGAGCAACCAATGGTTCTGGATTGACTGGTTGATGGTTGATATTAGAATGATGTATTAATAGAGAATTCTCATCACCTGGAATAATTATCTCTCTACCCTCATTCTCTATCAAAGTTCCATAAATTCTAGATGGATTCTTGAGATAATATATCATCCCAAGATCAAAATACTCATGCTTATGAACATTACCATAATTTATATAGAGTTGACCATCATATAACTTCTGAGTTACACCCTTCATTCTTTTTGCCCA